GGACCCTAGAAGAAGATTAAGCATGTTAGGTCAAGGTATTGCAGGATTAACACCAGGAGCAGGTTCAGTTACACTTAGCCCAACACCTGCAGAAGCAGGAGGAGGAGCAAGTCCTTTGATGCAAGCTTTAGGTTTAGGTCTAGCGGGAGCAGACATATACGGAAGGATATTTAAATAATGTCAATAACTTTAAAAAGACCCATGTTTAGAAGAGGTGGTTCTACTAATACAGGTATCATGTCAGGGCTTGTTGATAGAGAACAAAAAAGCTTTGGTAATGTGGCGGGTAGAGTAGAAAAATTAACACCTGAATTTGAAAAATTATTGTCTCAATACACACCTAGAACTAGATTACCCTTTGGCGAAGTTGGATTTGCATTAGCAACAGGTACACCTTTTTTAGAGGCTTTAGGGGCAGGTTATCGTCAGTTTACGAAAGCAGATGATGCAAGACAAAGAGCTATTAAATCAGGTGCTCTTAAATTAGGTATAGCTGAGGCAACTAAAAAACCCACCGATATAAAAGAATTAAGAGTATTAAATAAGGCTAAAGATGACGGAATCATAACGCTAGAGCAATATAATCAAGCCATAAAAAATTTAGCTTTAAAAGACGTAACACCTAAAGAAGGATTTAAAGTTTTAAGTGAAACCGAAGCTAAAGATTTGTTAAAAGGTGCTTATCAAGAGGGTAAGGCTTATCAACAAAATAAAGATCCCATGTCTAAAGATTTCAATAAAATATTTGAAATAGGTGGATCAGGAGTTACTGTTAATGTCGGTAAAGAAAAGACTGCAAAACAACAAGCAGGACAATTAACTAGTGAAGCAGCTATAAATAAAGCCATACAAAACGTAAGTTTTGTAACAGAGATAGGTGAAAATATAGATAAAATAGATGCTATGTTGGATGAAAACCCTCAAATAGCTGGTTTATCTGGACAAGTGTTAAGATTTGGAAACAAGGCAGTTTCAGCTGCTGAAAATTTTGGTCAGGGGGATAAAATTAAAAATGTTTTAAAAAAATTTAAACTTAAAGATAAAATTGTAGATACAGATATTGCAACGTTAGAGGCCTTAGAGGATGCGTTAGCACCTGCTTATGCTAGAGTATTGTTTCCTGACGCTAAAACAATTACTAATAAAATGATAGAAATAGCTAGAGAGGATATGAAAATTACTGGATTCACTGGAGCAAGAGAAGTACAAGACAGATTAGCAGAAATTAAAAGACAATTTAATGAGTACATAAAAAATCAAAATGTTTTAATAGGGACAAAATCTGTCGACTCTAACATTAAAAAATTTAAAGTTGTTAACGGTAAACTTGTGGAGCAATAATCATGAGCACTATTTTTGTAGAGGGCTTAGGTGAAATTGAAATTCAAGGAGATACGCCTACGTCAGAAGAGAGAACTGCGATATTAAATGCGTTAGGTCAATCAACAGACACTGAGGAAACAGTAGACACGACTAACATAACACCTGATTTAGGGGATGTAGATGATGATAAAGAAGAGATAAACATAACTCCTGAAATGATTGACCCTAACTTAGCTGACCTTGGTAAACCAGAGGGATTAGAAAAAATAGGTGGTAGACCTACGTTTGAGGCTATAGGAGGTATATTTGGTGCGGTTCCTGGGACAGCTGTGGGTGGATTACCTGGGTCTGTAGTTGGTGGTACATTAGGTGCTACTGGAGGCGGTCAAGCTTACGACATATTACAAAGTTTTATTACAGATGAGTCAACTGATTTTGGAACACAGGCAGAAAGATTAAAAACAGATTTTCAACGAGAAGCTTTACTACAAAGTTTTTTTGCTAAAGTTCCCGGTTTATTTACTGCAACAAAAAGATTTGTTTTTGGAAAACCTGAAAAAGAACTTTATGATTCTGCAAAAAGACTTAAATTTCCTTTAAGTTTAAGTGATTCAGGAAACATCATATCAAAAGGTTATGGTAGAGTTATTGGAGTTTTCCCTTATGTTGGAAATCCTATTAAACAAGCAGCAAGCGATAAAGCATCTTTTTTAAACAAAAAAGCTATTGAAACTTTAAATACTTTTGGACCAAATGTTACCTTAACAAAACTAGGTATAGACATGGCAGAGGCATCAAAAGCTACTTACGGAGACTTTAGAAGAGTTAGTAATTTTTTTTATGAAGATTTTTATAAAGCAGTAGATAAAATAGGTAATACTCCTGTTATACCAACAAAAAATTTTAAAGCTTCTTTAAAAAATTTCGTAGACATAGTTGATGGAGGAAAAGTAGCTGGCCTTGATAGTCCTAGAAAAGGAGGATTATTATATAATTACGCTAAAGGAGGGCCTAAAAGTCCTAAATATATAAATGCAACTCAATATAAATCTTTAATAGAGGATATAAAAACTTACACGGACATAGCTGCAAAAAGAGGTTCAGACTCAGATGTTAGAGTTTTAACAGGCATAAAATCTGCATTAGAAACTGATTTAAGATTATTAACAAAAAAATCATATCAAGATGAACTACTTACTAAAGTTTACCCTATGAGTAAAAAATCTAGAAAAAAATTAGATCCAAAAATTTTATCTAATATTGCAGAAAAGTTAAAATTTGCAGACAATGTTTATGCAAATGGAGTTGAAAATTCAATAATATCTAACTCATTAAAAAATAAATTAAGTTCACAAACTATTAAACAAGGTCAAGTGCCTGGTAAAAAAGCTTTTGATCAACCTGTTGCATCTACTTTTAAAAGAGTGGATAGAAATATTTTTGGCACGGGTTTTGAAAGACCAGGTTCAATAACTGCAGATCAATTAGGTGAGGCCTTATTAAGAAGAGGAGCTAGTCCACAATTATTTAAAGATTTAAGAACTTTAGTTGGAGAAAAACAATTTAAAAAATTTGCAAGGTCTAAAATACAAAGTGCTTACGATAGTTCTCTAATTACAGCTGGTGAAAATAAAGTAGGTTTAGTGTTTGACCCTTATAAGTTTGAAAAAAATTTAGGATTAACTACAGAAAAAGGAAGAGAACTATTAAGTGTCATGTTAGAGGGATCTAAATTAAATGTTAAAAATTTAGAAGACTTTTTTGTTGTAGCCAAAAATCATGCTGGGTTAAAAGTTCCTGATGTTAGTTCGTTTGTTGCAAGAAGAGCTGTATTAGGTGGGACTAGATCTTTAGTTGGAGGTGTTATAGGAACAGTTGGTGTTACAACAAATCCTGTTATAGGTTCTGCTCTTATTTTTATGGCGAGAAAAACTTCAAGATTTTTAACAAATCCAAAACAATTAGAAGATGTAACGACATTATTTGATCCTACATCAAGTGCAAGCCAAATGAAAACAGCTTCATTAAAATTAATAGACGCCATGATTAGCGATAGCACGACTAAGCAAGAGGAAAATGAATTTAAATTAATGAGAGAAAATATAGAATTAATGTCTTTGGAACAAATAAAAAAAGATCTTGAAGACACTATAGAATCATCACAAGAATTTTTAAACATAAACAATGTTCCAGAGGAAGAACAAGAACAGGAAGTTGAGGACATCACTGGTGATACATCACAAATTATAACTCCACCTTTAGAAACACCAAACATAAACCCTAATTTAATGAGTAGAGTAACAGGCCCCATGAACCAAGGTTTGACACCTACAGAACAAGCTTTGCTATCGCCTGAAGAACAGGCTATAAGACTTAGATCGAGAGGATTAGC